AGAGGATGGGAACAACTTAAGGAGTTAGCAGATCTTGTGTACGTCTGCTTTCAAATGGCTGCTTCCCAAGAGTGGGATCTAGATGAAGCCATGCGTCGTGTACACAAATCAAACATGTCAAAGCTGGGAGAAGACGGCAAGCCCATCTACAGAGCTGATGGCAAGGTTCTTAAAGGACCAGCATATGCACCACCACACTTAAAAGATTTGACAGACAAATGAGGACTGATTATGGAACTAAAGGTTTTTATGCCGAGCAATTTGCAGACTTGATAGCTGATGTTCAACACGACTCACCTGAATTTAGTGACAACCTAATTGCTGGCTTCCTGTTAGCACTAGACGACTGGCGTCAGTATCACGTCAATCAAATTCTGGAACTAGACAGAGTTGAGTCCAAAGCAACCGACAATTTCAAACAATTTAAAAATGAGTAATTTAATCTCCCGCACAGGTCGGGTACAATCTTGGATTGATGATCCAACAGGACGACTTCCTGTCAGCTGCACAGTATTTGTAGTTGAAAATGAAATGGAAGGACCGAATGGTATTGAGGCTAGCTGGAGGTTTGCTTCACATGCTCTTAGGTACGGTGCAGGTTGTGCTATTCACTTAGACAATCTTGACCCTAAAGGTCATCAGCGACCGTCAGGTGTTACTGCATCTGGCCCTGTAAGTTTCGGTAAAATTTATAGCACCTTAAATGAAATACTTCGTAGAGGTGGTGTTTACAAAAATGGTGCGATTGTTCTGCATATTTCGCTCAATCACCCCGATGCTCTTGACTTTATTACTACTCCTAGATCGGAACTACCTTGGGTCAAACGATGCATCAACATCACTGAAGAGTGGTGGCAGGATTGTACGTTTAAGGAAGAGCTTCTTTATGGAATCAAGTCCGGTGACATCTGGCTAAACAAAGTTAAGTATGACAATGAAGGGAACAGAATCAGAGGAAACGTTTGCCTGGAAGTTTACTTGCCCTCACGCGGAACTTGCTTGCTTCAGCATGTCAATTTATCTGCCTGTGAGTTCGGGAATATCACGCGAGCTTTTGCTGAAGGTATGTCCGAATTGTGTGCCCTCCACGCTGCAACTGGCATTGATGTTAGCGGAGAATACCTCTCACCAAAAGTTGACAGACAAGTCGGACTTGGAATGCTTGGACTTGCCAACTTGCTACGAAGGTACGGCATAACTTATAGGCAATTTGGTAATGCTTTAAGTCAATACAATCGTGGTGAAATCGTGCGTACACCAGCCTTTGAGTTGGTGTCTGAGATTGCTTCGGGTGTTGAAGGAGCTGCAGCAATTGCAAGGGAATACAATATGGTCCGTGCTTTTGCTATTGCACCGACTGCATCGTGTAGCTATAGGTCAAGGGATCTAGATGGCTTCACTGCAACACCAGAGATTGCACCGCCGATCAGCAGAACCGTTGATCGTGATAGCGGTACATTTGGTGTACAAACATATAACTATGGCGATGTAGAGATTGCTTCAGAAGTTGGCTGGGATGCTTATAAGCAAGTGGCTGACGGAATGATGACATTACTTGATCGCACAGGACTTCTTCACGGTTATAGCTTCAACTCTTGGAGTGATGTAGTGACCTACGACAATGCGTTCGTGGAAGAGTGGCTTCGGTCTCCGCAAACCTCTCTATATTATTCATTACAAGTAATGGGTGATACCCAAGATAAGACTGATGCATATGCTGCACTTGATGCAGAAGATGTCGAGAATTATTTAGAGGATATTTTAACCAATGAACTTACATGTGACTGTCAAGAATGAACCCATACGAGAAACTACTAAACAGAAAAAGAAAATGGACACCAGTTCAGACGACTGCCGGATTATGCAGGGAAGGGGCGGAAGAGACGGTACTCCGTGCTCTTGCGTTGCGACACATGGAACTACCTGTGGGAGATTTTATCCGTGATGGACTGGCTACCGACGTACCAAAACTATCGCGGGAGTTATTGGAATCAAATATCACCGACGAGATCAATCACGACGTGGCACTTGGTTACATTGCCAATTCTTACGGGGTTGACAAAAAAGCTGAATCGGAAGCTTTCAAACTCAGGGAAGCTTGGACTTCGCATCCTGATCACACAATCCTCAAAGCGATGGTTGCCGAACGTGCGATTTTCTTCGTTCTTCTACCATTCTTCCGCGCTAATGGTGACGCTGGAATGCGAACGGTTAGTGCGGATATAAGCAGAGATGAGCAGATTCACGTTGCTACCAATAGTCTTGTTTGTCGGGAGTTGGGGCTTACTATCAGCCCTAGTCTTGATAAACTCCGTAAGGCAACTATCAATTGGGTGATGCAACCCTTAGGTATTAATACTACTGATAAATATTTGAATAAAAAATTTTGGCTCGATTCCAGTGATCGTCTGATGTACGAAGGCAAAGCTCCTGAGCTTTCCTTTACCAAAGCAGCCAGAGTCCCCGCATTCTTTGAACATAGCAATGTCAACCTCCCTCAATATGCTTGAGACCGTGGGTATGCAAGCCCGTGGTCTAGCACAACAATTAGAAGAAAGATTTCCACCTATTAATCCTGGCCCTGCTGATCCATACGAGCACATAATGTACCGGGCAGGGCAACGCAGCGTCGTTGAATGGATCGTTCAATATTTGGATGAAAATTAATGGCAATTGGAACAGGCGCAGGTGCAAGTCCAGATTTATTTGGACATCTTGATTATTACAGTGCACTTAATAGTGGATTTACAAATGAAGATGTATTGGCTTATGTCAATGCAAACTTTAGCAAGCTAAGTAAGGGACCAGAGAATCAGCCTGGTGGTGGTGGTCTATATGATCAAATTATGACTGGTGCCCAAACTGAACGAAGTGCTGCAGACCAAAATGCTCAACGGAAAGCAGAATATGAAGCCATCCTTTCTAGTAATCAAACTCAATTAGATAATGTACAGAACCGCTTTCAGTCACAGATGACTGCTTTGCAAAATAGTATGGCTCAACAGCAGCAAACATATCAAAACAATTTAACTGAAATGAGAAATACATTGACTGCACAGCAGAACCCTCAGAAAAGAGAGAGTGTGCTTGGAGTCAAAGGTGCTTCTTCAGGTAGTTCCAATACTGCAAAACTTAATCGACAAGGTATGCAAGGCTCGTTTGGACGTACAGGTTTGAGAATTAACTCCCTTAATATTTAAATTAAATGTCAGCAAGAACAAGGTATGACTATTTAGCAAGCGACCGTTCCCAATTCTTAGAAGAAGCACGTCAAGCATCAGAGCTTACCCTGCCATACTTAATTCGTGGACATGAAGAACACATGTCAGGTATGAAACAACTTAAAACTCCTTACCAATCAGTTGGAGCAAAAGGATGTGTGACATTAGCAAGTAAGTTAATGTTGGCATTGCTACCTGTACAGACCAGTTTCTTTAAGTTACAACTAGATGAAAGCCAACTCGGTGAAGAGTTCCCTCCAGAGATGAAATCTGAACTCGATCTATCTTTTGCAAAGGTAGAGAGAATTATTTTGGAATCAATCTCTGCGTCGGATGATCGTGTTGCAGTACACCAAGCATTACTACATCTCGTAGTGGCTGGCAATGCTCTAGTTTATATGAGTAAGTATGGACTCAAGATATATCCTCTGAATCGCTACGTTGTTGATCGGGATGGTAACGGTCAAGTGATTGAAATAGTAACCAAAGAACGAATCTCCAAAGATTTGATTGAAAATCAATTACCTAAGGAGGTATTAGAAACTAATCAAGTAACAGATGAGGATGAGTACAGTGATGACGTAGATGTTTACACGCACATCAAGCGTGACAACAATCGATACGTCTGGCATCAAGAAGTAAATGACAAGGTGCTAAATGATTCAAAGGGTAAAGCACCAATTGATATCAACCCTTGGATTCCATTGAGGTTTAATACTGTTGATGGTGAAGGCTACGGGCGTGGAAGAGTAGGTCAATTTATTGGTGACCTTAAGTCACTTGAAGGACTTTCTCAGGCACTTGTAGAAGGCTCTGCAGCAGCTGCAAAAGTTGTATTTACCGTATCACCTTCAAGTACAACTAAGCCTTCCACACTGGCAGCTGCTGGCAATGGTGCAATCATTCAAGGAAGACCTGATGACATTGGAGTCATTCAAGTTGGTAAGACAGCTGACTTCAGAACTGCTTATGAAATGGCAGGAACTTTAGAACGCAGACTTAGTGATGCATTCTTGATTATGAATATCAGGCAGTCAGAACGTACTACAGCTGAAGAAGTACGTATGACTCAAATGGAATTAGAGCAGCAGCTTGGAGGTCTATTCTCTCTATTAACCGTTGATTTTTTAGTGCCTTATCTAAATAGAAAACTATCAGATG